GGTGCAACTAGCGCAACTCCAAAACTACGCGTTGCTAATAGCGGCGCAACAATTAAAAAATTAGCCGCAAATTCTTGGATAGTGTTTGGAGATTTAGCGTAATGAAAATTGGAATAATGGCAAGCCAAATAAGTGGGCATCTTGCGCCTACTGTAGGCGGCGGCACACTTTACACTGGCGGCGGATACAATTACCGCGTGTTTACTTCTAGCGGAACTTTAACTGTAAGCGGCGGAACTTTAACTTATGATGCTTTGGTGGTAGCAGGTGCGGGCGGTGGCGGAATGTCAGGCGGCGGCGGGGCAGGCGGTTATCTAACCTTTTCTACTCAATCAACAGCCGCAAATTTAACAGTTACAGTTGGCGCGGGTGGCACAGGTACTCTTGGCACAGGTTCGGTTGGTACTGGCGCAGGTACTGCTGGCACTAATTCTGTATTAGGCTCATTAACCACAGTCGTTGGCGGCGGTGGTGGAGGACCTTACGCGGCAACACCAGGCGCGGCGGCTAATGGCGGTTCGGGTGGCGGAGCGGGTCATAGTTCCAGTTCAGTTTGGACTGCTGGAACTGGAACAAGCGGGCAAGGTAATAATGGTGGACAAAATTATATTAGCAATCCATATACTGACGGCGGCGGTGGTGGCGCATCAGCAGCAGGACAAAATGGAACCACAACGATTGGCGGAAAAGGTGGAGATGGTTTATCTAATGCCATTTCGGGCGGTTCTACTACTGGAGCAGGTCAATTATCTGGCGGTAATTATTACTTTTCTGGCGGCGGCGGTGGTGGTCGTTTTATCACGGGTTCGGCAGGTGGTGTCGGTGGTTTAGGCGGTGGCGCGTCTTGCCCGTCTACTGGCGGCGGAGTTGCTGGAACTGTGAACACGGGTGGTGGGGGTTCAGGTCCATCGACGACATCAACTGGGTCATATTCAGGCGGTTCGGGTGGTTCGGGAATAGTAATTGTGAGGTACGCAGTATGAGCCATTTTGCAGAGATAGATTCAGAAAATAAAGTAATTCGCGTTCTTGTCGGAGATAACAACGACCCAGCAGGTGATGAAGGCTACCAATGGCTTATAGATAATCTTGGCGGCACTTGGATCAAAACTAGTTACAACAACAACATAAGATTTAACTATGCTGGCATTGGAATGTTTTATGATTCAATCAGAGATGCGTTTATTGCGCCTAAACCTTTTAATTCGTGGGTGCTAGATGAAGCAACCTGCCGATGGAATTCTCCTATTGCTTATCCGAGTGATGGGAAAATGTATCAATGGAACGAAAAAGATTTGAATTGGGTTTTAATTGACTAGCTTAATCCCACCAGGTACAGCCGCGAAGGTTATAGAAGTTGCCGTCGCGGAGATCGGCTATGTAGAAAAGCCAGAAAATATAACTAAGTATGGCGAATATATGAAAGCCGATGGTTTGCCCTGGTGCGGATCATTCGTTAACTGGTGCTTTAGCCAGGCTGGCGTTAAATTGCCGTCAATGGTCGCAACAGCTATCGGAGCGCATAGATTAAAAGAAGTCGGTCGATTCTTTACTGAGAAGCCGCAAGTCGGCGATATAGCCTTTATGGATTTTCCGCACGATGGCGTGGATCGTATTTCGCACGTCGGAATCGTGGCAAGTGTCCACGCTAATTCGATTACAACTATTGAAGGTAACACGGGCGGCGATGGTAAGGATCAACGTAATGGCGGAATGGTTTTAGTTAAAGAGCGAAAAACGGGAGACGGCTCTCCAATCGTGGGTTACGGGCGAATTCGCTTCGTAACTTATGTCGGCGAGATTCCACTCGTCGAAGCTCCAAAACCTAAAGGAAAGGCAATAAAAAAATGAAGAAATCGTTACCGCTTCTTGCTTCGTGGGGTCGCTCATTCTTAGCGGCTTCGCTGGCTACTTACGTCGTCGTAGGATTTGACGCCGAAGCTCTGCTCTATTCTGGGCTTGCCGCGATTATCCCGATGGTAATGCGTTACCTAAATCCTAAAGATTCCGCATTCGGAGTCAAGAAGTAGAATGGCTATCACCGAATGGACGGCGGTTATTCTATGCGTAATAGCAATTCTAACTGCCGTTTATTCGGCGATGAGATTTATTACGAAAGCCATACTTTTAGAGCTTCGTCCGAATGGTGGAGCTTCTCTTAAAGATCAAGTTAATCGAATAGAACAGCGGTTAGATCACGTCTACACGTTACTTCTAAGAGACGATTAAGCGACTCGCCGAAGGCTAATCTTGCCAATGTCGGTGGTCGGTGAGACTCTATCTCTGGGAGCGACGTCAACGTTCCCACGGGAGCAGAAATGAACAGAGGATTAGAGATACAGATTCTCGTCTATATGGCGATTATTGCAGGGCTTACGGGAAGATTCTTTTACTTAAAAGGTTTAGCCGTAGGAAAAGAAATAGGCTTTACCGCTGGCTTTATGCGCGGAAAGAAGGTCAATAAAGATGTTTAACCTTGCCGATTATGAAGATGTTAATTCACGGATTAAACGATTTAGATCAGAATTTCCAACAGGCAGACTAGAAGCCTTTATCGAGGACGTCGACTTAAAAGCTGGCTATATTCTTATCAAGGCTCTGGCGTATAGAAATTATGAAGATGAGAAGCCAGCCGCTATCGATTACGCATTCGAAATTAAAGCTACTCACGGCGTTAACGCTAACTTCTTCGTAGAGAACTGCGTAACAAGCGCCTACGGTCGCGTAATAGGTGCGCTTACTCCAGGCGAGACTGCTAGAAGTACGCGGCAAGATATGGAAAAGGCGGAGCGCCTGGAATCTATGCCAGTTAACCTAGCGCAAGCTAAGGCGGTCGGACTTACGCCGTATGAAATAGGCAGGTTAGCCGCTGGAGCGCCGATTAAAGGTCGCCAGGTCAAAGATAGTCCGCACGTGAGCGAAGCTTTAGACGCGCTTTCTGGCGTTCTAGGAGCCGAAGTAATCGGCGAACAGCCTAAATGCGAACACGGCTACAGGATCAAGAAGGAAGGCGTATCGGATAAAACTAAGAAGCCTTATCTTGGTTATGCGTGTACGGAATTAAAGAAGGCTTATCAATGCCAGATTATCTGGTACAAAGAACTGGGCGGAAAGTGGTTAAGTCCAGAGGATTACGCGCTCGCTATCGAGGACGCTGGTAGGTCTTGAAAAGCGAATCCGATCTATTCGACTATCTTAAAAAACACGTCTACCCAGACTTATTATCTTCTGGCTACGATCAATTCGCTGGTACTGACTGCGCTTCTTATGAAGCAAAGCACTTAATAGAGCTTAAATGTAGGGGCGCTCATTACAAGATGTTACTTATCGAGAAGGCTAAGTTCGACGTGCTAGTAGATAACGCAGAGCGAACAGGATTTGAAGCCTGGTATATCAATTCTACGCCAATGGGTATCTACGGCTGGAAGATAACTAGAGAGATGGATTTAACGTGGGAACGTCGCGTACTGCCAGAGACTAGCCAATTCAAAGATACAGGTAGCGTAATTAAAACAGTTAGTTATCTTAAAGTTATTAAAGCTGATTTTAAGAAGGAAGGTGTAGGAAATGGGTGATATGTTTATGAAATTTGAAGATGGTCGAGAAGCGATATTTCCACGAGATGGTAAAGCGGTGGTCTATATGCCAGAAGTCCAGATGTATGATCTTAAATGCCGAATATGTAAGAAAATTAAACCGCATAAAGTGATCCTAGAATTCGGCGAAATGCCTAAAGGTCTAGTTTGCGTGGAGTGCTACGGTTGCGGCGTGGTAGGAATCGAGAAGGTTCCAGAGAATGACACACCGTCTGACCTGCGGTTATGACTTCATCGCTTGACTTGCCTATTGACACTACTGCTACGATCAGTCCCGCTTCGCGAGCCGCACTGCGGAATAGCTCGCGGGGGATCTTACGGGGAATCTATTGTCTACTAGCGGCGACCTTTATCTTTACAGGAATGAATACAAGTAACGCACACGATCTCTCTAAAGATGTTGAAATGTATAAGGTTTATACGCATATAAAGCTTATGAATGCTAAAGAATTTAGATGTGTAGAATTATTATGGAATGCTGAATCTAAATGGAATCCTAAAGCAAATAACAAGAAATCAACAGCATTCGGAATACCACAGCTATTAAAGATGACTGAAACGAATCCTTATTCGCAAATTGATCTCGGGCTGAAATACATAAATAAGCGGTATGGTTCAACGTGTAAAGCGTGGGATAGATTTAAGAAGGTGAAGCATTATTAAGAGCGCTCGGAGTAAAGGTGGTAACACTAGGTTATGGCGCAAGGTAGCCGCGTCGGTGAAGCTTCGTGATGGGTATTCGTGCCAGGTATGTGGAGCTGACCAGAATCTAACTGTGGATCATCTGATCCCGATATCTAAAGGCGGCACGGACGACTTGGATAATCTCTTAACTATGTGCGGTAGGTGTAACTTCTCAAAAGGTGCGAAGATAAGCGGTTTTTTTGACACGCACAGGAAACCCCTGACTCTTCCTTTTCTGTTTTCACCTCAAAACGGGAGCATAAGTTATGATTAAGCCTGAACTGGTCATAGTTCCTACCGATACCGATTCAAACGGCTCTAATCGGCTGGAATCGGTTTTAACGACGCATTCACGGAGCCTTATTGGCTCTTCGACCCCTAGAATCAGCTCGCGGCTCAATGATTTACCGTCTAAAGGTCAGGAAGTCATAGACTTTGCCGCTAAGTGCGGATTAAAGCTTCTACCGTGGCAAGAGTTCTGCCTAATCAATGCGCTTAAAGTTAAACCAGATGGGCGGCACGCTTCGCCGTTGGTCTCAATCGTAGCCGCTCGCCAGAATGGAAAATCTACGATTATGATTGCGTTAATCCTTACTCGCCTTTTCCTATGGAAAGAGCCGCTACAACTTGGTTCGGCTCACGTTCTCACGACTTCGCTGGAGACTTTTAGGCATATTGTCTCGATAATCGACAGCCACGAATTTCTAAAGAAGCAAGTTAAGAAGATTCGCTGGGCGCACGGCTCCGAAGAGATAGAGACAGTCGATGGGTGCCGTTATGTCGTAAAGGCGGCGAACGCGGCGGCTCGTGGATTTGCTAAACCCGAAACCGTGTATATGGACGAAACTCGACAGCTTAAAGATACAGAAGCCTGGTCAGCTTTGCGCTACACCCAGATGGCGGCGGATAATCCGCAATTATGGACGTTTTCGAATGCGGGTGATCAGCATAGTTTAATTCTCAATCAATTACGCGATCGCGGAATGGCAAGCGCGGCTGGAGCTGACGACGATATAGCTTATTTCGAATGGTCAGCCCCTAATGACAAGATTATGGACGAAGCCAACTGGGTGGCAAGTAATCCAGCGTTAGGCTGGACAATTCACGAAGATAATATCCGAGCCGTTCTCAATGATCCGCCAGATGTAGTAATGACCGAAGTTCTCTGCCGCTGGGTCAACACAATTAGCGCAGCGATACCTGCGAAAGAGTGGGAAGAATGCGGCGCAGACAATATCGAACTAGACCCAGATAAATTAACCTGGCTAGCCATCGACTTATCGCCAGACCGTCGCGATGGCGCTTTGGTAGGCGCTCAAAAGAACGCCGATGATACTTTTAATATAAAGCTTCTTCACACTTGGCATAATCCAATTTCGTTAGATGATAGAGCGGTCGCCAATGAGATCGCGCCTTATGCCAGAAAGTATCCGACCGAATACGTAGCATTCTCAAAGCGCACGGCTTCGGCGGTTGCTGGTCGATTACAGCCTGCTGGCATTCCCGTTATTGATATTGATGGAGCCGTCTACGGTCAAGCGTGCGATGAGCTTCTTTCGGCGATTACTTCAGGCAGACTTCGCCACGGTCGCCAGGAAGAATTTACTAAACAGATTCTTTCAGCCGTTGCGCTTCCCCGTGGAGATGGCGGCTGGGTAATTGGTCGCCGCGCTTCTAGCGCTATTGTCTGCGCTTGCGTGGCGGCGGCTTTAGCCACACATTTTGCGACTCGCCCAGAGACAGAGATAGACATTCTAGTCGGTTAAGTGTAAAGGTTTACCTTAGACTTAGGGCTATGGGAATTCTTGACGTATTCACGGGCGGAAAAAAAGCCGTGCCAGAAGTTAACACTTTTGACGTTGCCGCTTCATTAGCTCCAGTTAATACGACTAATCAATTATTTAATTTCTTTGGCGGTGGCATTACAGCTACTAGAGCCGAAGCTATGTCGATTCCAACTATTGCACGCGCTCGCGGAATTATTACTTCAAGCGTTGCCGCTATTGAATTAGTCGTACGAGATAAAAATACTGATATGGAAATTGACGCGCCACGCGTTATTAATCAACCTGATCCACGAATTCCAGGAAGCGCATTTTATTCTTGGCTGGCAGAAGATTTATTATTTTATGGTAACGGTTATGCCAGGATTTCCGATTTATATCAGGACACGTATCGCGTTAGATCAATGGAAAGAATTTCGCCAGAACGTGTTGGTGTTAAAACTAATGCGCTAGGTACAGAAATTGAATATTACACAGTAGACGCTTACGAAGTTCCAACGCAAGGTGTCGGAAGTTTAGTAGTTTTCTACGGTAACGATGAAGGATTACTTCGAAGAGCTGGTCGCACGTTACGCGCTGGCGCAGAATTAGAACGCGCGGCGGCGATGTATGCGGCGGAGCCAGTTCCAACTATGGTTCTTAAATCTAATGGAACTTCATTACCTGCCGACCGTATCGCAAAACTTTTAGAATCGTGGGGAAGTGCTAGACGTAATCGCGGCACAGCATTCTTAAACGCCGACGTTACCTTAGAGACTTTAGGATTCGATCCAGAGAAATTACAACTAAACCAAGCACGCAGTTATGTAGCGACAGAATTAGCGCGCGCCATAGGTATTCCAGCGTATTACGTAGACGCGGAATCGGGATCATCGATGACGTATTCAAACGCGTCGACGGCGCGCCAGTCATTAGTCGATTTCTCATTATTGCCAATGATGAAAAGTATAGAATCAAGATTATCAATGTCGGACTTCGTTCCCGTATCGCAGGAAGTTAAATTTAATTTAGACGAATACTTACGCGGATCAGCATTAGAACGCGCACAAATTTACGATATTTACAATCGACTCGGCGTACTTAGCGCCGATGAAATCCGAAGAATGGAAGATATGATCCGATGAATAAAATAAAAGATAATCCAATGAATATCGATTTTTCTATTAAAGTTATTGCGACGGACTTTCCAAAACGTGAAATCTCTGGTCGCATTGTTAGCTGGAACGAAGCTGGCGTAACAAGCGCTGGCGAAACTGTATTTACTCCAGGCTCTATTACTTTCGGCGATAATACTAAATTATTATTAGAGCATAACCGTACTTCGCCTATTGGTTTTCTTAAATCTTATTCGGTAAATAATCAAGGTGTGGACGCGGTGTTTTCGGTGCTTCCAACTAACGCTGGTAATGATTCACTCATCGAAGCGTCGTCGGGTGCGAGAGATGGATTCTCCGTAGGAGTTACCGCCGACAAATATGAGCATATAAAAGGCGTTCTTACGATAACCGCGTCCACTTTACGCGAAGTCTCTTTAGTAACTGATCCAGCAATCGCCAGCGCAAAAGTCTCAGTCGCGGCGAATCTCGAAGATAATTCCGTTCCACTTATTAAAGAGGAACTGGATAAACCAACAACAACCAAACCAGAAGGAGACGAAGTGGAAACCACTCCGACCGTTCCAGAAGCTTCCGCCGAAACGGTTGAAGCCGCTTCACAGAATGTCCAGGCGACTACTCGCCCAGTATTCTTTACTAAACCACGTTCACCAATCAATTCCCAAGCTACTTACTTGGAACACACAATCCGCGCAAGCATTCGCCCTAATTCTGATTCAGCGCTATGGGTTCGCGCCGCTGACGATTCAATGGCTACCGAAGTCGGATTTAATCCAACGCGTCAACTAACCGAAGTAATTAATGGTCTTACTAATTACACTCGAAGCAATATCGACGCAATTCGTACTTTTGCACTTCCTGACGCTGGAATGAGTTTTGAAATTCCTAAAATTACAGCGGTTCCAACTGTTGCGGCAACTGCCGAAGAAGCTGCTCCTAGCGAAACTGCTACTACTGCTTCCTACATTACTGGCACAGTCTCAAAGTACGCTGGACAAAATACTCTTTCGGTAGAACTTATCGATCGTTCATCTCCAGCATTCTTTGAAGAACTACTTCGCTTAATGGCTGGCGCTTATGCTAAAGCAACCGACGCAGCCGTAAACGCTGGTCTAATAACTGCCGCCGCACTTGACGCGACTACTCTTACAACTTATCCAACAGCTTCCGAGCTTCTAGGATTCGTCTCACGTGGAGCCGCCGCGGTCTACGCTGGAACACAAGGATTCGCTAAAAATATAATTGCGAATACTTCACAATGGGCTAACTTAATGACTCTCAATGTGTCAGGCGCTCCGCTTTATAACGTAGCCGCTGGACAAACAAATACAACAGGCGGCGTAGCAACTCCGTCATCGGTTCGCGGAATCGTCGCAGGTTTAGACTTGTACGTAACTGCTAACACAGCTTCGCTAACTGATACAGATGGATCGATGTTAATTGTCAATCCAGACGCTTTCGGCTGGTATGAAAGCCCTACGCTAAGACTGACTTCTAACCAGATTCAAACTGGACAAGTGGAAGTTATGTATTACGGCTATGGAAGCTTCGTAAGCAAAGTCGGAGCTGGCGCGTTCAAGATTAACAAAGCGTAATAGCTAACTAATCATCGGTGGGGGTCGCTCCCGATCCCCATCGAGCCGTATCGAGAGGAAAGATATGCCAAGTATCATTACAGCCGCTCAATTAAGAGCCGTGCTTGGCGTATCTTCTTCTCTTTACAATGACGCTTATTTAGAAGAAATAATCGGCTCAGCCGAAGCCGTAATTCTGCCAATGCTTACAGCTAACCAGGCGGCAATCGCAGAAGTTTATTTAACTTCTAACGTTGCTTATTATGTAACGCAACGTCCACACTATTTCGTCGCAGGTCAGACGGTAGTAGCTTCTGGAATAGTTCCAGCGACTTTTAATGGCACAATTACCGTAACTGATAACATTACTGATCCTTATATCTTTTCAGCGGCTAAAACTAACGCTGACATAATTATTCGCGGAGTAATTCCAGCGGGAGTCGCTTATCTATCTGGAGCCGACGCCGCAACACTTTACGCAAGCACAGACGCGGTCGAATCTGCCGTAACTATTGTTAGCGTCGAGATTTTTCAATCAATTACTGCCGCTGGCGGTCAAATTGAAGGCGTGGACTTTACGCCGTCGCCTTATCGAATGGGGCGTTCGTTAATGAATCGCGTCATCGGATTACTTTCGCCGTATATTGATGTCGAGACTATGGCGATGTAATGCCAACGCCTACCACTATCGCAACAAATGTTCGCGGCACGTTAGCCACCGCTCTGGCTTCGGTCGCCGCCTCAGTTTACGGATCAGTTCCAGAATCGGTAATTCCGCCAGCCGTAATAATTATTCCAGCCGCGCCGTATCTTGAAAGCACTTTAATAAATGGATCAGTAACTAAAGTTAAAATCAATTTTACAGTTACAGCCGCCGTTGCTTATTATTCAAATGCGGCTTCGTTAGATAATTTAGAACAGTTAATAATCAGCATTCTCGGCGCTATGCCGTCGGGATACGTCGTGGGCGATGTAGATCGTCCAGCCGTTACTCAGGTGGGCGCAAGTCCATTACTCGTAGCCGATCTCGCGGTCAGCACTTACTACACGCAGCAATCAATCTAAGGAGCAATAATGGCAACAACAATCGTAACGGGTCGCGATATAACCTTCACTCTCGCGACTGTTAATTATGACGCGCAGACCACTTCGGTAACGTTAGTTAATGCGCCAGTAATTGATACTTATCAAACACTAGACGGAAAAGCGTATAAGCATATTGACGATCAATGGACACTTAATATCGAATTACTTGCCGACTGGGGCGCTACTTCTTCACTATTCGAAGCTATGTGGACTGCGTTCAGTTCTGCTCCAAATACAGCTTTAGCGTTTACTCTAGTCTCTGCTACTGGCGCTTCATTCGCTGGTACAGCATTCCCAGTCGCTCCTACCGCTGGCGGAGCCGCTCCAGGCGCTCAGACAGATACTTGGGCGATGTTATGCGCTTCTACTCCAGTATTAACTATTACCTGATACCTACTAAGAAACGGGAGCAACAATGAAACTAAATATCACGGTTACTACACAGGCTGGCGAGACGAATACTTATGTCGCTTCGCCGCCTGAGTGGGCTAAGTGGGAAGTTAAAACGGGTTACACGATAGGACAGGCTCAGGACAAGATCGGCATAGCCGATCTAATGTTCTTAGGCTGGCACGCTATGAAGCGCGAGGCTGGCGGTAAACCCGTCAAACCTTACGAAGCCTGGTGCGAAACTATTGCCGATATAACAGTCGGAGAAGCTGACCCAAAAGACACAAGCCAGGAAGCATAGGAAGGCTTCTCGTAGAGGTCGCAGTCGCTACGGGAATTCCAATGAGTGAATGGCAGAGCGCGGAAGATTTATTAACGGCGGTCGAGATACTAGAAAGGCGCAACGATGACAGATGAAGCGTTCGCACTAGATAAAACTCAACTACGCGCCGTTATGAACGCTTTTAAGGCGATGGACGAACAGGCTCAGACAGAAGCTAAGAATCAGACTGGGCAGATTTCAGACTTTGCTAGATCGCGCATTATTGATAAATCGCATTCGCTTAACACTTCTCGCGTTGCCGCTTCTCGAATTGCCGAAGGTTCAAAAGTTAAGAAGTCAAGCAAGATAGGCGAGATAACTTTTGGTTATATTGGTCAGAAATTCTCAGGCGGAGGAAATACTAAGCAACTTTGGGGCGGATTTGAATTCGGTTCCAATAAATATAAACAATTTCCAGTCTGGTCAGGCAGAGAAGGTCGCGGCTCTCGCGGCTGGTTTATCTATCCTACACTTCGCGAGATTCAACCTGAAATCGTATCGCGCTGGACTGATGCATTCGGTCGCGTATTGAAGGAATGGTAATGGCTGAATCCAGAGCGTTAACGTTAAAGCTTCTCGCAGATATAAGCGATTTAACTAAGAATCTTGATAAGGGTACAAATGAAGTCGAAGGCTTTGGCGGTAAACTAGCCGATTTCGGAAAGAAGGCAGGTCTGGCGTTCGCCGCCGCCGCCGCCGCCGCTGGCGCATACGCAATCAAAATAGGCGTCGATGGCGTTAAAGCCGCAATCGAAGATGAACAGGCGCAAGTTAAACTGGCTAAAGCTTTAGAGAATTCTACTGGCGCTACTCAGGATCAGATTAAAGCCGTTGAAGCCAATATCCTAAAGATGTCATTATCTTCGGGCGTAGCCGATGAACAGTTACGTCCAGCCCTAGCACGGTTAGCACGATCGACGGGCGATGTTGAAATCTCGCAGAAGTTACTTAATCAAGCTTTAGATATTTCTATCGCTACTGGTAAGCCAGTCGAGACAATCGCTAACGCTTTAGGTCGCGCATATGATGGAAATACCGTAGCACTAGGAAAACTTGGAATTGGATTATCCGCCGCGGAATTAAAAACTATGAGCTTCACAGATGTCCAGGGCAAGCTTTCAGAACTATTCGGCGGAGCCGCTGCCGCTAACGCAGAGACATTCGCTGGACGCCTTGCCATTCTTAAAGTTACTTTCGACGAAGCAAAAGAATCAGTCGGAGCAAAACTATTACCTATTCTGCAACAGCTAGTTACTTACGTCGTCGATAATATAATTCCAGCGATAGGTCGCTTCGCTAAGATATTTGAGCCAGTTACTCAAGCTATTCAAGATAATAAAGCGGAACTATTAGCATTCGGTCAATTTATAGTCACTTATATTGTTCCAGTATTATCTAAAGTTTTAGGCGGGGCGTTTACAGTTATCGCCAATATCGCGAACGGTGTAATCGATACAATCGGATTCGTCATTCGTGGACTTAACACACTTATTCAGGGAGCGGTCGCAGGAATCAACGGGCTTATAGGCGCTTACAATTCCATTCCATTCTTACCAAACATAGGCAAGATTTCAGCGCCGTCTATTAGCGTTCCGACAATATCCGCGCCTAACGTTAACGCTCCTAGTGTCTCAGTTCCAACCGTTCCAATTCCTAATATATCTACTCCAACTATTACTGGCACGGCTTCGGGTACTACCTTGCCGACTTCTATTGCCGCTTCTATGCCTAGCCAGAGCGCCTCTTCAATAGCCGCTGGAGCCGCCGCTTTCAGAGCTGGCGAGCGCGGCGATACAATTATCATAACTAATAACGTAAGCGGTGCTATTGATTCCGAAGGTACAGCTAGAGCAATAGTCAACGTCATTAACGAATCCTTCGACCGTGGAACTGGCGGCGCTGGTAGATTCCAGAACGCTGTAACCTAATGACAGTATTTACGCCAGTCTGGCGCTTAAAGATTAACTCGGTTGAATATACCAATGTCACTCTGGCGTCGATGACTATTGAAAGCGGTCGAAATAATATCTACACGCAAGCCGTCGCTGGCTATTGCTCGCTTCGCATTATTAACACTAATCAAGCCGCCGTGCTAATAGATATTAACGATTCTCTTTCAGTCGAGATTCAGGATTCAACTGCTACTTATATTCCAATCTTCGGCGGCTCAGTAAGTGAATTCGGAATCGAAGTAACTAGCTCTGGATCAAGTACCTACACGCAGACCGTCTCAGTAACAGCTCTAGGCGCTCTCTCTCGATTACCTAAAGCGTTGACTTATGGCGTATTAAGTCAAGATTACGACGGAGATCAAATACTTTCAATTCTGGAAGATTTATTATTAAATAACTGGGGCGAAGTTCCGCCAGCTTTAACGTGGGCGACTTACACTCCAGCCACAGAGACTTGGGCAAACGCGCAAAATACGGGGCTTGGTGAGATAGATACTCCAGGCAATTATGAACTAGCTAATCGAACTTCTAACCGTACCGATATGTATTCTCTAGTCTCAGCGCTTGCGACTTCTGGACTCGGATATTTATACGAGACGGCTCAAGGTCAAATCGGATACGCCGATTCCACTCATCGATCTATTTACCTTGCAACTTATGGTTATACGGAACTCTCAGCTAATGACGCGTTAAGCCGTGGTCTAAAGATTAGAACTAAAGGCGGAGATGTAAGAAATTCAGTCTCAATCAATTACGGCACGAATTCTGCCAGTACGGTCAGCGTCTCCGATACCGATTCAATTAACCTATACGGCGAACTAGGTCAGGTAATAAATACGACGATTAAGCACTCAGCCGACGCAACTAGCCAGGCTAACTTTTATTTAACACTTCGCGCGA